TCACGAAGCCTTCGGGCGGACGGCGATATCGAGCACATCAGCCAGCGCCGAGTGGGTCTTTCCACGAGCCATATAAACATCCTGAGTCATGCTCACTCGAGCGTGCCCAAGGTGGTCGGCACCCACTCGTGCCGACAGTCCAGCTTCGTCTGCGAGCGTGGCAACGGTCCGCCTAAATGTGTGCGTCGCAACCCATTCGAATCCGAGCACGCCGCGCACCCGAGCAAACTGACCGTTGAGGTTGTCTGGGTCTCGCAACGTCCCAGCCGAGGATGGAAAGATCAGCCCGTCTTCGCTCGGATGAAACCCATCCGCACGTCGAGTCAGCATCTCGACTGCGAACAGAGGAAGCGCGACTACTCGCCGAGAGGTCGTCGTCTTGGTCACGTCCTCTCGGATCAAACCAACACCCTTCCCACGAACTACCCGCCCGGTGACCGCAATCGTTCCGGCCTCGGCGTCATAGTCCGCCCACCGAAGGCCAAGCATCTCTGACCGACGCAGGCCAGTCCCGGCGAGCATCGTGATCGGGTCGATGAGATCAACATCCTTCGCCCATTGAGAGACGGTGCGCGTGGTCTTCGTTGTCACCTTCTTCTTACCGCGGCCCTCCGGGGGCAGCGGAAGCTCCGACGTTCCCAAGCCATGGAGCAGAGCTGTCAACTCCTCTGGCATCAATGCGCGGCCCTTGTCCGGAGACTCTGCAGTCTTGGAAGGAACCCGCACCGGTCCAACGTCCTTCACAGGATTGCGGCTGACCGCTCCGTCTCGAATCGCCAAGGTGAATACGCCCGACAGAACCGTCTTCGCCTGCCGTGCTGTCGTAGGCCCGTGAACTTCCGCCAGTTCAACCAGCAGTCTGTCCAACCTGCGTGGCGTGCATTCCTTGACGAGCAGTCCGCCAGCTCTCGTATCGAGTTTGGTGATGATCGACGAATAGGTATCCGTGGTCCTGACCGACTCACTTCGCGACTTCAGATCGGTCAACCATCGCTCAGTCAGCTCGGTCAGTCTCGTGTTGCCAGTCGTTGCGCCCTCAGCTTCCCCGGTAGTGGTCTGTAACTCCGCGATCACAGCGAGGAGCACGGCCTCCGCCGCAGCGCCGTACCGATCTGGCCTTCCCGACGGTGAGCGCCGCTCCACGATTCGCGTACGTCCGTCTGCTGCCCGGTATCGACACCTGGCCAGCCAGACACCTCGCCCTTTGTCGACCCGCGTGATGGTGCCGTGAGCGCCGATGTCCAGCGGCGGACGCCCCGCCATCTCAAATCACCGTTCCGGCGTCACGGGTGCACAAAGTAAGGTCAGTCATTGTCGAGCCTCTCGTCAGGTTTGACCACGCCCCGGGCTGTTAGCGCAGCGCCGGGGTCTCTCAGCTCCATGTTTCCACGTGCCGGAGATCTCCGGGAACGGAACCGCCATCAATGCGCGTCAATCACAGTCGCTTAAAGTCATCGTACCGTAGACTCGACAATGAATGTTGTTGTTCTACAACATATTACGTTTACACACTTCGGATGGAATTGAAACCGTGCCTGCTCAGAGCCTCCAGCCCGCCCCAACAGAAGTCAACCAATCGCTTATGACCTCCCGAGACCTCGCAGCACGCCTCAAGGTGACCGTCGAAACCCTATGCCGCTGGCGCGCACGAGGAATCGGCCCTCGGTACCACCGCTTCGACCGCTCCGTTCGCTACGCACCCCAGGACGTAGATGACTGGCTCGCAGAACAGGCAGCCTGACCACCACACCCAGGACCCTCGACCATTACACGGCTGAGGGTCTTTTCATATGTTCCGAGACAGGCAATCGCCCGCCACAGAAAGCCAGCTCGTGATGCTGGTCACGAGTGCCGCCAAAGCCTCCCGCACTGCCGAAACCGCGTTTTTCACAAAACACCCGCCTTACAGCGAGATCGAACGCTCTAACGGTCAATATTCCTGAAAGTTGTTGCATCACAGTAAGTGTCAGACACTAAAACGCCTGGTCCAACCGCACATTTTCGGTAGACATCGGTAGGTATCAGACGTAATGTCTGAACCAAGCGGATCGGAAGAGGCACCATCCCCGCCGAGAACATAGATACACCACGTCGACTGCTCGCGCTCCCGAGGGCAGGAAGGTTTCGACACCACCCCTTTCCCGAAGGACATCTGCCATGTCGCAGACCACCATTTCCGAAGGCCAGCTTTACATCTCGGCAGCCAGCGCCGCCGTCCGGTACGACGTGAGCGAGCAGCTGATCCGACGAGTCATCGCATCCGGCAACGTCGAAGTCATCCGGATCGGCACGAAGACCATAAGGATCAATATCTCATCACTCGAGCGGGCCTTCACGAAGCTGAACGACTGAGCAGCCCAACCAGTCCAGCTTCCTCACAACTCCAAGACCGAACGGCCCACACTCACATGGACTACGCAAACTTCACCACGAACACCTCAGACGCCGGGACAGGCTCCGGCGATACCCGCCGCGAGGCCGACCTCAATTCCACAGAGACACCTATGACCGACCGCTCCATCTCCGACCACACGAACGCAGTCAGCGGAGAAAACATGGAAAACGCTGCAGGGGAACCGGAGTTCACCCCCATCTACATCACCAGCAGCTTCGACGTGCCGCCTTCGGTGCAGCGGGTCTTCGACTCGGTGCGGGCCTACGCCACCGAGATGGACCGCCCGCTGTCCCTCCCCCAGATCACCGGGGTGGACCCGGAATGCGAGATCGTGAACATCGAGTTCGAGACCTGCCCCGCCTGCCGGACAGAGCCGCTGGTGATCGAGCACATCGGCCCCCAGTTCGGTGGCACCACGGGGTTGGCCTGCGAGGGCTGCGCGTACGACGAGATCGAGCCGTACAAGGAGTTCAAGATCAACCCGAACTCCCTGATGGACAACTACGACGTGATCACCGAGGTTAACTCGGAGGTAACTGAGTCGGTTGCCAAGGAGATGTCCGTGCCGTTCTTCACACACCCCAGCGACCTGGTGAACGCCAAGGCACGGGAGATGTGGATCGCCTCCGAGAGCCGCAAGGAGCTGGAGCGGCACTACGCCGAGGTAGACCCCTCCAAGAACCTCCCGTTCGACTTCGGCACTCTGGAAGAGATCCTGCAGCGTCCGGACGAACCGGCGGACCGGATCGAAGGCCTGATGACCACAGAGGGCGGCACGATCATCGTGGCAGCCCGTAAGACCGGCAAGACGACCTTCGTGCTCAACCTGACCCACAGCCTGATCTCGGGGGACCCGTTCCTGGGTAAGTTCAAGACCATCCCGATCGCCGAGGACGCCAAGGTGGCCCTCATGAACTACGAGGTCTCCGCCAAACAGGCCGCACGTTGGGCAAACGACGTGGGGATCGACCCCAAGCGGTTCCTCATCATCAACCTCCGTGGACGCCGGAACCCGCTCGGCAACGCGGCGGACCAGGCACGGTTGGCCAAGCTGCTCCGGGACAACAAGGTCGAGTCGCTGATCGTGGACCCGTTCGGACGCGCCTTCACCGGGGCCAACCAGAACGACCCCAGCGAGGTCGGCACCTGGTTGGTCAACCTGGACCACTTCGCCCGTGAGCAGGCCGGTGTCCGCGATGTCATCCTCCCGGTCCACGCCGGTTGGAACCAGGACCGCACACGCGGTGCCTCATCCATCGAGGACTGGGCCGACTCGATCATCAACCTGACCACCGATCCCGAGGGACGCCGGTTCGTCCGGGCGATGGGACGCGACATCGAGCTGGACGAGGACCAGCTCCTCTTCGACACGGCAACCCGCCGGCTGTCCCTCTCCGGTCTCGGAGGTCGTGCAGCGGAGGCGGCGGACAAGAAAGCGGCCAAGCGGGACGATCGGGCAGCCACCCTGCTGCCGTATCTGGTCGAAGGGATCCGCCGCCATCCCGGCTCCGGAATCGGCGACCTGACCAGCTGGCTACAGAGCATCAGGATCGGTGGGAAGAAGTTCGACTTCCGCAGTGAGGAGATGACCCACGCCAGCCTGCTCGCTCAGGAACGGGGCCTGGTGCGGATCGAGATGGGTACCCGGAACAAGAAACATCACCACATCACCGACGCAGCGGAGGGGATTACGGTGTGGCCCGCCCTTCCGGAGGACCCCGCGACCACCACCTGAACGACCCATTCCGGTGGGGTTGGGAGGTAGTCGGGACAGGTACTCCACGACCCATTCCCACGCTGACACATTCCCACCGGTTCGGGGGACTCTCGGGGAGGTTAAAACCCCTGTTCGTGACCCATTCCCACCCATTCCCACCCATTCCCGGAATGAGTAGTCCCACCCATTCCCACCCCCTTTATAGGGGGGAAGGGGGACTGGATGGGTCAGAGGGGTTGTTCGACCGCTTCACCGAGTACGGCTTTTCGAGATCAACAAACCTACGAAGTTCACACACCGCAAAGGAAAACGTAACTATGGGTACATACGCTGCTACAAACGAGATCCGCATCAACCCGATCCCCCGCACTCCCGGCTCGAAGGGATTCGTCGCCGAGACCGCCTGGCAGCTGACCCTGCCCCTCGGTGCGGACGGGGTCTCCGCCTCGGCGGTGGCCGAACTGGTACTCCCTGAGGGCTCCGGTGTGGAGCTGCTCCGCAACCAGCTCTGGTTGGTCGAGGACTCGGAGGTGGACTCGGTGGTCGAGATCCTCCCCCAGCATGGCTACGAAACCTCTGAATTCAGAGCCTCTCTGGAGGATCTCCCGATCGAGGCCACACATGAGTCTGTCCGGTGGGCGTTCGACGTTCTCCGTGCCGCTGGGGAGGCAAGACGGCAGGCTACGTACGGGGCACTGAGCATGTATCTGGGACCGAACACGGCGCACTCGGACCCAGAGACGCTGCACCAGTTGCGGATCGCCCAGATCGCGTTGCAGAAGCAAATGAAGGCGAGAGGTAGGACCGTAGGTAGTAGGCCTCGGCGCGATGACGGCCCTCGGCGCGGGAGGTTGCTCACGCGCTGACTCAAATCAACTGCACAACAAATAGGTTCACTGCTCCTGCTCCTGCACCGGCGATCAAGGCCGGACCCAAGCCAGGCTCCGGGGATTGGGCGCTGGCCGTTCTGCGAGCAGCTGGGAGCCAGCGAGAAGCTGCTGTGTACGCCGCACTGCTCAGGGTCTTCCATCCGTCCTCGGAGACCGGGGATCCGATTCTCTTCGAGCAGCTGGTTTCAGCACGAGTGAAGCTGCAAAGTCTCGTCTCGTAAAGACGCTCCGGAATGTATCGGAGGAATCATTACCGAAATGTCCTACACACGTGCTCTAATCGATTCCAGCATTGGATGCGCCGCGATACTGATCCGGTACTCACACAACAGGGGTCCTCTTTGAAGATGAACAAGCTCGCTGCTGCCTGCCTGGCTGCTGCATCCATATTCGCGCTTTCTGGCTGCGGAGGTCCTGACGAGAAGGCCGAGGCTGCAGCGCCAACACCAACGCTGACACCCCGCGAGGCAGCGTGCCGGGATATCAAAGTAATTCCTTCATCCTCGGTCTACTACCAAATTTCATTACAGACGTTAGAGGACCCTTCTGCTGCCGTAGCCGATAAAACCACTGCGCTGAAGCGGATGATGGACTTCCAGAATGGCGTGAACCAGAGCGAAAAGCCGCTCGGATGCACGGGACCCGATTTCGAAACATTTGCAGACTTACATTCAGCAGATGCAACCTTCCAAGATTGGGTTCGACACATGGTAAGGAGCGCAGAATCAAAGGCGGCTTCTGCGACGCCCACTCCCTAGACTCATGCATCATGATCCCTCTCGACGTGAAGTTTTCACATCGAGAGGGATTCCTTGTATCTGCGCCAAATTGATTGCCTCTAAGGATCGAACAGAGAAGACTTTGTCATGCGCCCACAATGGGCGCGGGTCACTGCAAAGCGGTCACCCTAATTGCAAGACTGTTCGTAGGATCAAGATGACAATTCAACAGAGCCTCACCGCGACCGAGCCAGTCACCAGTTGCAGTCACGGCGTCCGAGCACACGCCAACAACGCCAGCCTTATTCGCTGTTCACTGCTTGGCGCACTCTGGGTCCGGGATGAGCGAAGAGAACTCGAGTTCGCGGAATACGACTCACACGTGGTTGTTTGGTGCTGGTCCTTCGGCTTTAGCCTGTACTGCGAAGAATCCCGCGCCACCAACGCTGCGAAGTACTCAGCCGTTCAACTCTGCCCAATGGGCGCGCTGTGCCGTGGCGATCATCATTCCTTCACGATGTCGCCAGGGTCCCTCGCTGCAGCAGGCGAAGCGATCGCATGACCACCCACATCGATAGACGCACCGTGAATCGCCATGCAGCGCGGGAACTTCCAGAAATCACAACACTGCGCGAATGCCGCTGCGAACGCCGACACACCAGCCATCTCGACTTCGTACAGTGCGCGATTCCAAACTCACGCCCTCTATCCAAGACATCGGCACAGTTCGCAGTGATTCAGTTCTGCGGCACACAGCCGTCATTCACTCTCTTCCAAACATTCTGGGAGGCCTCGAGCGCGTATGACACCAGCAATGTCTGGTCCTGTTTCGCCGAATCCGGATGCCGTGGGTTTCATGAACTTCGATTGGTGGTCGTCTAATGCCCGCACCCGAGCAGAGCTTCTTCATGTCGACAGCAGACCAACGCGTGCTGGTGTCGATCCTCCGGCGTATTCCCGGTCTGGCTGAAGAACTCGCAATCACGACCAGCCGACAAGATCACGTAGGTCGTGGAGGGATCAAGGTACGCAACGGGTCTGGTGAACAGCCGATGCCAATCCACGTGGGCGCTTCTAGCGCGGCACACGAGCTGCATGCCGAGCTGACCTCTTGGGTACGCCTGGTCTGCGAGAGCCGTGGAATCGACTACAGCGGTTCGGATGACCTTCTGGGGGTGGCACGTTGGCTGGACCAGCATGTCGTCTCGCTGTCGATGACCGAAGGCAGCGAGGAGGCCCTGGTTGGGATCACCCGCGCCGTGAACCAATGCTGGCGAGTGATCGATCTCCCAGCCGAGAACGACACCTGGGCTGATCCCGAACTGGTGAACCAAGCTCGCGAGCAACGGGTTACGGCAATCGAGGCTGAGCGACTCATGGAGCCGCTGGGACATCCCCGACTCAAGGCAGCTGTAATTAGCAAGTGGCTCGCACGAGGGAAGATCACACGCGAGGGAGGGACATACAGACTCGGTGACATCCTGGATCGGAACCCGCGCAACATAATTGGTAGCGCTGACGAGATCGAGATGTTACGATGAGCGTAGCGCGAGATGTGGATCTGAAAATCCTCTCTCGCGCTTCGTCGTTCCAGGGGTGCGGCTGGCCCTCCGTAGAGCAGAACGAAATTATGGCTCCGGGAAACTAACGCACACTTAGACATTCAATCCGATAGACAGAGGCCGTCGAAGTGAGCACACAGCAGAGCAACGCATCTGACACCGAGGCTGCGGCGGATCGTCGCCGGTACTACTCACAGGCAGTCGCCCTGCTCGAAGCAGCTGGGTACCGATTCGACTAGCCAAGGCAGGCGGGTGGTTCCGTGCTGTTCGTAGTTATGGGACCACCTGCCGCAGGCAAGAGCACATGGTGCCACAAGAACGCTAAGCCGGGTGACATCGTCATCGACTTCGATGTTCTTGCAGTAGCTCTCACCGCTGGGCACAGCGGAAGCCACGAACACTCGATGGCAACCAAGATGGTTACGAAGGCAGCGCGACAAGCCGCCATCGACAGGGCAATCACCCTGACCGACTGCGATGTCTACCTGATCCACTCGACACCCTCCGCTTCACTGCTCGCCAAGTACCGAGCCATCGGCGCAACCGTGGTGACTATTGACCCAGGCGAGGCCATCACGATGGCCCGAGCCAAAGCCGAGCGCCCGTGGCGAAGCCAGCAGGTTGCAAAGCGGTACTACCGAGGCAGCACAGCTACGCAGGCACCGGACACCGCGTCTCGCAAGCCTTCGACATCGAAGCCACCAACCCCGAAAGTGTCGCCACGCAAACGTGGATTGGGTGCCGCACATGAAGCACAGCGCAAGCGCCTCCTCGAGGCACTGCTCCCCGGCTCACCTTGTTGGTGGTGCCTGGGACCGATGTACCGCGAAGCCGCTCGCAACCCCGACGGAGCCGTTCTGGCAGCTGACCACACCCTCGCCCGAGCACATGGCGGCATGGTAGCTGACCGGTTACTGCACTCAAGGTGCAACTCCAGCCGTGGCGACGGTAGCCGTGACCACCTCCGGCCAGCCCTCGGCATCACTGCAGGTCAGAGACCTACCAGCACCCGAGACTGGCTCGACTGAACGTGCGCAAGCCCCTGACCTGCGATTATGCAGCTGGAGGGTGGGGGCGTTCAGATCGCTAGATCAGCCGGCCGCTCGGACCCTTACGGCCGCCATTCCGCCCTCTCTCCCCGAAGCCCGAGGCTACGTGCAGAACCAGCGGAGGTGCCAACGAGATGGACCCTAAGACGTTGGCAAGGACCTTCCAACCATGTGACCTAGGCGAAGTGGGCCAAGCGTACTGGGACGCGATGACAGCCGAGATCCGATCAGTAACTGAATTGTCGCTGATTGCCGAAGGCGCTCGAATCACTGACCGGTTGCGTCGACTCGACTCCGCTATAAGCGGCGACGACGACACATGGGCGACGCTCGTCGCTTCCCGCGATGACGCCACTGAGTTGGTCATCAGGATCGACGGCGCACTTCAAGAGGCCAGACAGCAAACGACGGTCCTACGACAGATCGCCGGATTCTTCGCAGATGACGGGACCAAACCCGAGAAGGGGGCTTCCCTTGCCGACGAACTCGCCAAAGCCCGCGCTGCGAGGAAAGCAGGAACCACGGGTTAGTTCCATCCCAGCCTGGACCACGTCCACCGGCGACGATGCAATTGACTACGCCAACATCGCACATCGCAACGTTCTGCCGTGGCAAGAGTTCGTAGTCCGCAACGGAATGGCTAAGGGAGACAAGCTCACCGATACCGGTGAACAACGCTGGGCAGCTTTCGAGGTCGGTGTTCTCGTCGCACGCCAAAACGGAAAGAACGGCTGTATCGAGGTCGTAGAACTCGGATGGATGCTCAAAGAGCCTGGAATCTCAATTCTCCATACGGCCCATGAGTTCTCAACCGCGATGGAATCGATGGAAAAGCTCGAAACACTGATCCGGTCGAATCCGCTCATCGAAGCTGAACTGCTGCCCGGCAAAAAGGGCATCGTCCGATCTCACGGATTCGAGGCCATCAAGTTCCGCAACGGCTCGATCATTCGGTTCAAGACCCGAACCAAGTCCGGTGGCCGAGGATTCTCGGTCGATCGGCTAATTGTGGACGAAGCGATGATCTACTCCCCGGCGTCGATCAAAGCGCTGATGCCGCTGCTGACCACTGCCGACAATCCTCAAATCTGGTACCTGGCAAGTGCTGCCGATGTGACGGATCAGGAGTACTGCCACAAATGGGCGTCCCTGCGCAAGCGCGCACTCGCGGGCGGTGATACGTCATTGTGCTGGTTGGAATGGTCTGCTGTTGATCCTCCGGAATTCACCTCCCGTGCTGAGCTTCTCGAATGGTGCAACGACCGCGAACGATGGGAAGAATCCAATCCTTCCCTCGGTTTCCTGTTGGACGAGGAGTACATCGAGAACGAACTCGCCGCAATGTCGGATCAGCTGTCCGGATTTCTCGTTGAGCGACTCTCTGTCGGCAACTGGCCGACAGATCTGAGCACTGAGGTCGAGTACCTTATCCAGCCCGGTGATTGGTCTGCCAAGACAGAAACCGACCCATCGCTGATCACCGATAGTGCTATCGGCATGGATGTTTCGCCAGATGGTGGGACATGCACCATCGGTGCCGCAACCTTTCGTCAAGATGGCGGATCACACCTCGAAGTCATCTTCCACGGCTCGTCCGCACGCGTCCGTCAGAACGACGGCACTTTACGTGGACCCGTAGACATGGTGGTCACAATCTGGAACAAGCAGAAACCCCGCGCCATCGTCATCGACCGCCATTCTCCGGCATACGCGTTCGTTCCTGAACTTGAAGGTCACGGCGTCCGGGTCATCGTCACCAATGGAACCCAGATGGCACAGGCATGCAGCGCCATCGTTAACGAACTTCCGGACGGACGGATCACGCACACCGGCGATGAACGCATGCTCGAAGCCCTCAAATCCGCATCCAAGCGAAACATTGGCACAGCTGGCGCTTGGGTATGGGACCGGCGAGGTTCGTTCGTGATCACGGCAATCGTCGCAGTTACTCTGGCCCGCTACGGCCTCTGGGTCGAAGCCGAAGAGCCTCAAACAGATTCGGTCTACGAGACCGAAGACCTATTCATCGTCTAGGGGAACCGTTGCAGTACAAGCACCTTCAAGCCAAACCTCGCGTGGTCGTCAACCTGCTTTCCGGAACCTCGGTCAGCGGTGTCGTCATGTCCACCAGAGGGCCACTCATCACTCTCAAATCCGCATACATCCACGAAGACGGTCAAGAGGCTATGCCCGCTGACGGCGAGATCGCCATCGACAAGTCGAACGTGGACTTCATTCAAGCCCTCTAGGAGGTGCCGCATGGCGTTTGTCACCTCCGATGGAAAGCTCAAAAGCATTTCACGGCTGGAGCTTCCACCAGCAAGCCGAATCCAGCTTACAGACCAGCTCTCGCTCGCATACTTCGAATTGTGGCGCACACAGCCCGCGGTTCATACGACGATCTCATTCGTTGCTCGCAACATTGCACAGCTCGGATTGCACGTCTTCGAACGTAATGGGGATGCCGATCGACAACGACTGACGGATCACCCGCTAGCCCGATTGCTCAGTAAGCCAAGTCCTTACACCACCCGCTACCGACTGATGGATGCTCTGGTCCACGATCTCATGGTCTACGACATGGCGTTCTGGCAGAAGGTCAAGACAGACAAAGGCGTTGAAGGACTCGTACGAATCCCTCCCGACTTCGTCACCCCGAAGGGTGAGAGTTGGCTGACACCTGAGTACTTCGAGGTCAAGGGTTCGTCCGGAAAGATGGATATCAGTTCAGACGAGATCGTCTTCTTCCGCGGCTATTCCAACACCGGCATCGGCGGAACGTCTCCGCTCGAATCCCTCCGGCGGACACTGGCCGAAGAGTACGCAGCTGGAGAGATGCGCGAGCAGATCCTCAAGAACGGCGCTCGCGTATCCGGCTATCTGGAGCGCCCAATCGGTGCTCCACCCTGGTCGTCAGAGGCGAAGTCCAAGTTCGCCAAGGGGTGGCGCTCGCAGTATTCCGGCAATGGTCCCGGCGCAGGTGGAACGCCAATTCTCGAAGACGGCCTGACATTCAAGAATGCTTCGCAAACCGCAGAACAGCTGCAATACATCGAAGCGCGCAAGCTCACCCGCGAAGAGGTCGCTGCCGCATACTTCGTGCCGCCGACGATGCTCGGACTGATGGGTGGGGCAACCTACTCGAACATCCAAGAGCAACACAAAATGTTGTATAGCGACACCCTCGGACCTTGGCTGCAGATGCTCAAGGAAGAGATCGAGCTACAACTCGTTCCCGACCTCGCTAACGACAACGTCTATGTCGAGTTCAATCTCCGCGAAAAGCTCTCTGGCTCTTTCGAAGAGCGCGCCGCAAGCATTCAAACATCCGTCGGCGGACCGTACATCACCCGCAACGAAGCACGAGCACTAGACAACCGCCCACCTGTTCCTGGCGGCGACGAACTGATCACACCGCTCAACGTACTCATCGGCGGCCGAGCCTCCCCGAGCGACATCACGCCGACTTCACCCGGCATTTCCAACGGCTCCGAACCGAGTGCCGCCGAACCCGAGGAGGGTGCGCAGTGAAAATCAAGAGCACTGCAACACAGTTCAAAGACGTTCCAGCCGAAGACGCTTCCGGCGAGACCGGCGCGTTCACCGCGTACGCGAGCGTCTTCGGCAACGTCGATTCCTACGGCGACATCGTGATGCCGGGAGCCTTCCTCGCTGACCTGGACCGGTGGGAGGAAAAGGGCGACCCGATTCCCTTGCTCTTCGGCCACAACATGGCCGACCCCGATTTCAACATCGGCGTCATCACCTCAGCCGGAGAGGACGAAACCGGACTCAAGGTCACGGGACAGATTGACCTCGAATCCCCCAAGGGTGCATACGTTTACAAGCTCATCAAAGAGCGACGTATCACTCAGCTTTCGTTTGCCTACGACGTACTCGATCAGGCGAAGGCGACACGGGACCTCGATAGCGGAGGCACCGAAGATGTCATCGAACTCAAACAACTGACGTTGCACGAAGTTTCGATCGTTCCCCTCGGCGCGAACCAGGCAACGGACATTCTCTCGGTGAAAGCCGGTCGTGCGATCTCCTCGAAGAACGAGGATTCACTGCGCAACGCGCACGAATCAATCGGCCAGGTTCTCGACTCCCTCACTCCGGCAGAACTGTCGGAGAAGTCCCCGGCCATTATCCGCCGAAACCTCGCTGTGGCAGATGTTCTCAGCGCGGCACTCTCACTTTCCTAACCCTCGAAAGGGGTACGCCATCATGGCATCCAGCATTCGTATTGCCCGACTCAAGGGCGAGGCCGCAGAGGCCGTCAAGAACATGAAGTCCATCGCAGTCAAGGCTGATGAAGAGGCTCGCGATCTCACTGCAGACGAGCAGGGCGAGTTCGACAAGTTCAAGGCCCAGGCCGAGGAATTGGTCAAGAACCTCGAAGCCGCTCGTCATGACGTAGAGGTCATCGCCGCAGCCGAGTCCCTAGCTAAGCAGGTCGGCGCAGAGCCGGTCGCAGAGCCTGCCTCCGACGGTGAAACCAAGGCACGGGCCAAGAGCCTCGGCCTGCAGGTTGTAGGCAGCGCACAGTTCAAGAAGGCACTCGCACCGTTCAAGGGCGCAGTCCCGGAGCGTTCGCGCTTCCAGACTGACCCGATCTCGGTCAAGGGCCTCCTAGTTGGCGGCTCCCCCACTTCCGCTGGTGCGTTCGTCACTCCGGAGCGCACCGATATCGTGGAAATGCTGGGTCGCCGTGAGCTGACGATCCGCGACCTGATCAGCGTCCGTCGCACTGGCTCTGATCTGGTGGAGTACGTCGCGCAGACTTCGCACGTCAACGCTGCAGCGGCTGTCCCAGAGGCTACGTCTTCGGCTGCACCGACCGCTCCGGCATCCGGTGGTGGCGCTCTGATCCCCAATACCGGAGGTGGTTACAAGCCCGAAGGCAGCTGGGCATTCGAGCGCAAGACTGCCGAGGTCAAGACGGTCGCCGAATGGGTACCCGCTACCAAGCGCGCACTCGCAGACGTTGCAGCACTCGAGGGCCTGATCAACGACGAGCTTCGTGCTGATATCGCGGAGAAGGAAGAGTCGTTGATGCTGACCGGTTCCGGTGTCGGCGAGGACCTTCTGGGTATCAACGCTACCTCCGGTGTCCAGACACAAGCGTTCGCGACCGACCTCTTCGGCTCGGTGCGTAAGGCAATCACCAAGGTCCGCACTGTCGGTCGCGTCGCTCCCACGGCGATTGTCGTGTCCCCCGAGGATGCCGAATTGATCGACCTTGCAAAGGATCTCGAAGGTCGCTACGTCTACGGAGGCCCGTTCGCATTCGGCAACCGCACCCTCTGGGGTGTCCCGGTCGTGGAGAGCGAAGCACAGCCTGCAGGCACCGCACTGCTGGGTGACTTCACGAAGGCTGTCCTGTGGGATCGCGAGCAGACCACAGTTACCGTGACCGACTCGCACGCAGATTTCTTCATCCGCAACATGGTTGCCGTTCTCGCTGAAGAGCGTGTGGCATTCGCTGTCACCCGCCCGTCCGCCTTCGTGAGGGTCGCGACTCACGCTTAATTCGTACGCCCTGGCTGGATTCACCTCCGGCCAGGGCGTCGGGTTGGCACCGAAAGGAGTTGCCATGCTTGATATCTACGAAGTAGAGATCAACGGACGAGTTACCACACTGCAGCTCAGCGAAGCTGATGCGAAGTCTCGCGGACTCACCGCTGCGAATAAAGCCAAGACAGCGCCGATCAACAAGACACGCAACCGAACTCGCAACAAGGCGGTCTGATTGTGGAACCGCTGATCGGTATCGAAGAGTTCCGCGCACTCATGGCCGGAGACGGTCTCGAAGAGTGGCGGCTCAATGTCGCGGTCGGTGCGATCCGCTCTTACACCGGCTGGCACGTCGCACCTGTTCTCACTGAGACCGTCACTCTCGACGGCAACGGTGGCACCATCCTCGACCTGCCCACATTGCGGCTCTGCGCTCTTAACGCTGTTCGCGTTCAGGGCGTCACGATTTCCGGTGTGGAGTGGTCGCAGGACGGCACGCTCCGTGGTCGATGGCCAGACGTGTGGCGCTCGATCCAGGTTGACATCGAACACGGCTACGAAGCACCCGCCGATCTCCTGGGCGTCGTCCTCGATGCCGCGGCTCGCGCTGTCAACTCGGAACTCGGCGGACACGCGGAGACCTTCGGCCCGTTCTCGTTCTCTGCATCGGAAGGCTCCACGGCGCTCTTCGATCACGAACTTCGAGTCCTCGACCGCTACCGATTGCCGAGGTTGCCGTGAGCGAAGAAGTGATCCGCATCCGTAAGACACCAGGCGGGCTGGACGACAACAACGATCCGGCCCCGTCATCGACTACCCGCGTACCGCTCAAGGCCAAGGCAGTCGCTCCGGGCGCATCCACACGCAACGCATCTGTTGCGCGCAACGGCGAAACCATCCAGTTCACGGTGTACCTCAGCCCTGCCCCGGATCTGACCGATGACGACAAGCTCGAGATTCGGGGCCTGGAATACGCGGTTCGCGTCCTCGACTGGCGCTCAGCATTCGGCACCAGTCGGCGCGGACTCGAGGTCCTGGCAGTCCTCGGAAGGGGTTGAACATGGCCTCACCGAACAGCAAGTTCAAACTCGACCGCGCTGGCGTGCGAGCACTGCTGAACTCTCCAGCAGCTCAGGCGATGTCCTTGGCAGCAGCCAAACAGGTCGCTGCCGCAGTCCAAGTTAAGGACGGTGTCGAGGTCGTGGTCCGCACGGTCAAGACCGATAGAGCTTGTGCGGCTGTTTCGCTGGCTCACCCTGGCGGACTCGGAATCCAAGCCAAGTACGGCACACTGACCCGCGCTGCTGCCGCTGTGGGACTGATCGTGAAGCCACGATGAAAGCCGCACGCGTACCCGCTGACGCAGCAGTGCCCGTGAAGGACTTCCTGCAAGTCCAGCTCGCAGTATCCGAACCGGGCGTACATGTCGCACTGTCTCTGGACGACGACTGGGTACCTGAAACCAACGGTGTTGCATCAACACCTGCAGTCGTTGTCTTCGATGACAGCGGTCCGATGAAGTGGCCGATCTCTACGCATCCACAGATTCGAATTACGGTGTGGTCCAACAGCCGCACCCGATCCCGCACCATTGCCGGCAAATGCCTCGGCTGGTTACTCGCGCTACACGTGCCAGGGGTTGCCTACATCTCCGCCGGCACCACCCTCATTGACGACCTGGACCCCCAAAATGGTGGGCGCATGGCGTCTTTCACGGTCAACACCACCGTGAGAACACTTCCGCTCTGAGCGGTCCCACCATCTTTTCTGCCCTTGAAAGGGGTTATTTGCCATGTCCGGAATCACCAATCCCGATGCCACTCGAATTTGGGACGAAGCCGAGGTCTACGTCATCCCTCGCAACGCGGTCACCGACATCACCGAGCTTCTGCCCGCCACGATCGATGACGAACTCGACGCTCGCTGGGAGTTTGTCGGTCTACTCGACGGCTCTGCCGGTATCCCGGTGAACCCGGAAATCGAGATCACCCACTTCGATGCCTACGGTCAGGCCCGCTACCGCAGCAAGGCCAAGAAGGGCGCAATCGGCACTGCATTCACTGCGCTCGAAAAGAACTCGGTGACAAAGAAGTTTGTTCTTCCCGGCTCGACCGCTGGCAAGATCGGCGCACCGAAGGGTATGTACTACTTCACCTGCTATGTCCTGCGCGATGAGGATGTTGCCACTGAAATCTGGGTATCCACCCGGCCTGCGCTCTTCGAACTCGGCAGCTTCTCCAAGGTTGAGGGTGAGCCTGAGTCGTACGAAATCACGGTTCATCACTCGAACGATTCGTCGGGCGATGTCTTCCACGTCATCGACCAGGACAGTGCCGCAACCGAACTGGCGATCACCACGACCAGCCTGCCTGCTGGTGTCGTTGGTACCCCGTATTCGCAGACCCTGACCGCTACTGGCGGAATCGGCGCGAAGACCTGGACCAAGACCGGCACATTGCCCGCTGGCCTGACACTGTCCACAGACGGCGTCCTCTCCGGCACCCCGACCGCGGCTGGTACGCCGTCGATCACGTTCCGGGTCACCGACTCTGCCGCGCCTACAGCCAACACAGCCACCAAGGCGATCACGGTCACCGTCACTGCCTAGTTGCAACTCTGCCCTGTGCAATTTCTGATTGCACAGGGCAGGCAGCTCAGCCTTTCCGTCCTATACGACTTCTTGTGTCCGATACCCCACAAGCTAAGAGCGACTCAATTGATCGGTCAGCTTCGAGCAATGGGGCTGTAAACAATCTCTTATTTGTCGGCAAGCTCCTCGATCGTTGTGCAGGGATTCTCGTGGCCATCCACCGCGCAGTAAGTGATTCCGCGTGAGCCGTCAGCCGATACCACGCCATTCTTGATTCGCGCATGCGCCATTCCAGCCTCCTTGTCCAGACGCAGCGCATCGAGACGCCCAGCATCCAATGAATCAGAACCTTCCTCGGCGACGATTCTCAATTCGATGCGATCTACGACAGCTTCCCTCAATTCGACTCATCCGGCTATTGTCACCCACTCTGCTCGACTCCGTCGCGATTCCCCACAAGTCACATCCACGTGGTGGCCATCGCCCAACCGTGCAAACACCTGAAACCTGAACCTCGACGTTTCTTCCCGGTGTGTTACTGCACGTGTGTTTGCCCGCAACATGCCTACTCATTCTCATTCACCGACCGTTCGCTGGTGTGCAGCCCGGCGGGCGGTCGGCTTCACCCGCTACACAAGGAGTGCCCCATGCGAACTCCGACTGATGCCGAGATCACCAACACAGCGGTTGAACTCGGGCTGATCGAATCCGGCGATAGTGTGCCACCGCGCCTGCGAGCCAAAGTCGCCAAGACAATCCAACTGGCTACCCAGCTCGACGCCGAGGACGAACCAACTCGCCCGACCTCCGATGCCGTCACGCTCATCGCCACCACATACTCCGACCTCCTCGAGGCCGGTATCCCAGACCACGCCGCAGTACGAATCGCTGCAGCACTTGCGCCCGAAATCTGGCGCACCAACGTAGGAGCTGCACATGCCCGCATATGACGATTTCGACGGATACGAAGACGATGACGTAATCGACTCGGATGCAGTCGATTACGAAGAGTACGAAGACGAGCCGGAAGGAGGTGACGATACAGATGTACGTGCAGCCGAGAAGCTTCTCGCAGCTGCGCGGGCAAAGTCCGGCAACCGCAGTCAGCGACGTGCAGCGGCCAAGGTTCCTGCATCTGCACCGAAGCCTCAGGACCGCAAGCCGAAAAAGTCTGCGAAGCAGTCGGAAGCCAAGGATACGACTGTCCTTCTGACGCTGTGGGACGAAGAGATCGAGATCGACCGAAACGCACTTGTTGATTCGTGGGATTGGCATCTCGGCACCATGGAACAGAATCCGCTGCTGCTAGTGCGGGGCTTGCTTGGCGTACAGCGCTTCGCGTGGTTCACCGCACGAGCCAAAGGAGAAGGCAAGACGCCGATGGGTGCGGCACTCGAGATTATCCAGATGTTCTCTGAAGAGGCCGGATTCTCTACACCGGGAAACTGATCAGCCTCCTCGTTGCCTTGAGAACTCGGGGCAACGAGATCGAGGCCGATCTTCGGCGGTACTACCAGATAGATCTGCGAGACCTTTGGCGTCCGGGCGGCGGCTCGTCGCAGTTGACGCTACGCCTGGTCTGGGTCCTGATCACTAACTCCCCCATCGACTCTGCACTCGCGATCTCCGAGAACAACGGAGACATCCCCTGGACGCGATCCGAACGTCTGCTCTCTGACCTTTGGCTGATAGACGCTCAGGTTAATTCCAAGAAGGGGAAGGCCCCCAAAGCCCACCCCGAACGAGAAGCGCAACGCTCAAAACACACTGCAGCCAAGGCCAAGAGCAAGACCAGCGCATTTGAACGCGCCAAAAAACGCGACGCCGAAAGGCGACGCAAAACAACTACATAGTAGGAGGCCCGGACGTGGGAAACATCGGATGGGCATCTCTGAGCATCGTCCCGACAATCAACGGGGTCGCAGGGCAAATCAGCAGCCAACTGGTCGGACCCATGCGCACTGGCGGTCAGCAGGCAGGACAAGCTGCTGGGCAAGCTGTCGCAGATGGAATTGGTTCGGCGAAAGCTGCTGTGGCCAAGGCATCTGGGCAACTTGCAACGGCACGAAGCAAAGAAGCCGACGCAGCTGGAAACGTGCGCATAGCCGAACTCAAACTGCAAGAGGTGCGCGACAAGGGCAACGCCTCCGCATCACAGATTGCTGCAGCCGAGGAAAAACTAGCTGCCGCACAACGCAAGTCAGAGTCGGCTACGAGCGCCGCCGAAAAGGCTGTGGACTCTCACCGACGTGCCATCACGAATCTCACCGAGGCCCGCGCACGCGCAGCCAACGCTGCTGACGACGAAGCAGCATCGACAGACGACGCAGCAGAGTCACAAGATCGCCAGGCTGACAGCGCAGTAGACCTTGCCAAGAAACTCGGCGGGCTGGCTGTCGCCGCTGCCGGAATCGGTGGCGCGATGGACCTCGCCATGACCTCGCTGAACAACGAAGCAGTCATGGACAAGCTCGCGGCCCAACTGGGCGCGAGTCCCGAGCTAGCCGAGGAATACGGCAAATCTGCCGGAAAGCTGTATAACGCTGGGTTCGGCGAATCGTTGGAAGAGGTCACCAGCTCGATCGGGGCCGTTCAAAGTTCGCTGCCCACTATTGGTTTCGAGGGTGAGGTCTCACTCGACAAAGCAACCGAACGTGCAATGAACTTCGCGAAGACCTTCGATGTGGATGTCACCGAATCCATCGGTGCTGCGGCACTCCTGATTCAGAACGGCCTCGCCAAGGATTCCACCGAGGCAATGGATTTGCTCACGGCCAGCGCCCAACGTGTGCCCGCAGCCATGCGCGGCGAACTCCCGGCAGTGATAAACGAATACGGCACAAACTTCACTGCACTCGGATTCACCGGCGAAGAGGCTATGAGCCTCCTAGTGAACGCATCCGCCAACGGCGGCATCGCCCTCGACAAAACCGGCGACGCGCTCAAGGAATTCGGAATCAAGGCAACAGATCTCGGCGATACCGGAGCACAGGAAGCACTCGCAGGAATCGGCTTGTCCGGAACGGACATGGCGAACAAACTCCTCGCTGGTGGTGGCACCGCCAAGGGTGCTTTTCAGCAGATCGTCACAGGATTGCAGGGGATCAAAGATCCCGCTGAGCAAGCTGCGGCAGCAACCGCGATCTTCGGAACACCTTTGGAGGATTTAGGCAAGGACAAGATCCCAGCATTCCTCCAATCTCTTTCCGGCACAGAGAATTCGATGGCCGGATTTACCGGCGCGGCTGACGAAATGGGCACAACGCTCAACGACAACACCGGAGCCTCACTCGAATCGCTCAAGCGGACGATCCAAGGTGGACTCGTTGAGGGCCTCGAATCGATGGCCGACTGGGTTGGCCGAAACTCCGAGCTACTCAAGAACATCGGACTCGTAGTCACTCCCCTGGTTGCAGGATTCGCCGCATACAAGATCGCCGTCATCGGCATCACTGCCGCGACGACGGCGTGGAACGCAATCCAGATGATGCTCAACGGCACGATGGCACTCAATCCGATTGGCATCGTTGTCGCGATCATCGTCGGCCTAGTTGCTGCAATTGTCATCGCATACAACAAAAGTGAGACTTTTCGTAACATCGTCCAAGGCGCTTGGGAAGGCATCAAGACCGCGGTCTCCGCGGTCTGGGACAACGTCCTCAAACCGATCTTCGACAAGTTCGTTGAGGTCCTCGGTTGGATCGGCGAGAAGGCAACCTGGCTGTGGAATGAAGCAATTGTCCCGGCGTTCAACGGAATCAAGGACGCGGCTGGTTCGGTCAAAGACTGGATCACCGACAAGTTCACGGCGATCGTCAACTTCTTCACCGAGATGCCAGGCAAGATCAGCTCCGCGGCCTCCGGCATGTGGGATGGCCTCAAAAATGCCTTCAAGTCCGCGATCAACTGGATTCTCGAAAAGTGGAATGGACTCGACTTCTCCATCCCGTCAGTGGAAATCGCCGGAGTCAAGTTCGGTGGATTCACTCTCGGCGTGCCTGACATTCCACTGCTCGCGAGCGGTGGTATCGCAGGTCGTCGCAGGAACGGAACACTGTACGGACCGGGAACCGGAACCTCGGACTCGATCCTCGGACTCGATTCCAACGGCGTACCTACCGCTCTCGTCTCGAACGGCGAGGGCATCGTCACCAAGTCCGCAATGGACAGTGGCGGTTCGAGTTTGGTTGCAGCTCTCAATGCAGGTTGGACGCCTTCGGCGCTGAATCTGCGAGAGATGTTCCCAGACCTCTCCGCTTTCGCTGGCGGAGGTACCGTCTCTGCCAAGGATCTCGATGAGTTTGCCTGGGGACGCGGCCTCGGTGCGACCAAACCTCTCGAAGGCGATGCGTACAACTTCGGCGGCGTGAACTGGGGCGACTGCTCCGGTGCCGTCTCCGCATTCGTGAACGCCGCTGTCGGTGATGATCCGTTCGGATCGCGAGGCGCAACCGGAAACTTCCGCGAGTGGCTTGCTGCCAAGGGCCTACAGCCCGGTAAGGGCGGACCCGGATCACTCGATGTTGCCTGGTTCAACGGCGGACCCGGCGGTGGTCACACGGCTGCCACCTTGCCATCCGGAACCAAGATCGAAATGGGTGGCGGACGCGGAAACGGCCAGATCAACGGCGCTGCCGCAGGGGCCAACCTCAACGGTGCCACCGACTTCGCACATTTGCCGGCCTCGTTCTTCGTCAAGGATGTCGGCAGCCCGTACGACGTGCGTGACGGTGACATTCGCTCGGATGCTGACAGTGTCTCCGGTTGGGGTGCTGACTCCACTTCCGGCACATCGGCATCCGGCGAGCCTGCGGTCGAGAAAGCGTTCAATGCTCGCGACCGCTGGAAGCAGATGTTCACCGACACCGCTGGTGTGTGGGCGGATGCCACGATCGAGATTGCAGGGGTTGGCGAATGGCTCGACCTCGCTGACCGCTACACCATCACCGCTGGCGGGGACTCGTCCTCGTCGATGACGATGGCGGAGGCCAAGGCAGCCGACATAGCCCAGTCAACTCAAGCAATGGATGGCGGCGACGCCAACATCATCCCTGCCGTCGAAAGCGCGGCGATCTCGCGCACAGGTGCAGACCTGTACGCATACGAGATCGCTCGCGCAGCCAAGGAGATGGGCCTCGGTGAGGCAGCAGCCATCATCGGAGAAGCTACCGCCCTCGTGGAGGTCGGCGATCCGATGAAGATGTTCGCGAACTCCAAAATGCCGGACTCGCTCAACCTTCCACACGATGCAGTCGGCACAAACGGCACATCGACCGGCCTCTTCCAACAGCAGGACTTCCCCGAATGGGGAACCCTCGCACAGCGAATGAATCCGTTCGAGAGCGCAAAGCTCTTCTACGACAAGTTCCCTGACGGCTGGGAATCAATGGACCCCGGCGCTGTCGCACAGTCCGTCCAACGGTCCGGTCTGCCCGACAAGTACGGGCACATGATCGGTCGCGGACGTGAACTCGTGGACTCCACGAGCCTCTTCGATACTGGCGGCGTATGGGAGCCAGGCACATTCGGCTTCAACGGCCTCAACGAACCCGAACTCGTTCTCAAAGACGCGCACTGGAAAGTCGCCGAAGCGAACATCGCCAAGATCGATGATCTCGTCTCCTCCGGCGCACCCAAAAACGCTGGCATCCAACAGATCAACCACATCACCGTCGCTGATCAAGGCGGATTCTTCCGCGAGCAGACCAAACGCCAACGGCTCGCAATCATGCAATACACATAAGGAGCCACACCATGCCCGCTACCGAAATCACGATCATCGGAGCGGACGGAACCAGGCTGGATATCAGTGGACCCAACGCCGGTCGCCAGGGCATCATCCTGGCGGCTGGCCAGGTCAAGGGCATCTACGATGCTCCGACAACCACCGAATCCAAGTCCGCGGCAAGGGCTATCGGCGGCAAGCACATCGGCACCGACTACGAGATTCGCGATCTGATCCTCGGATTTCACCTCTTCGGTGACGATGACCCCCGCGGATACGAATGGCTCGAGAACACGCTCTCAAAGTGCTTCACCTACGAGCCTGATCCGTGGGACCCGACCGAGCAACTAGCTCGTATCTTCGTCAAGTCGAAGCGGGACACTCGAATGCTGAGCGTTCAGAAGTCCGAAGCTCCGGATTTCGAGCCTGATATGGACCCGAACGCCGATGAATACAGCAACGTCCGCTATCTGCTTCGGGCCTACCAGCCGATGTGGGTGGGAAAGAAGCTCGTCACCTCATGGGAGACCTCCGGCACGTCCGGCAGCGGCCTGATCTCGGTCAGTAATCCCACCGACCGCCCGATGCTGCAAACCTGGGTTCTCACCCGCGGAACCTGGACCATCCCGGACTTCTCCTGGCGCGGCCCCAAGGGTCAGCGCATGCCTGGCGGCGAGTTCCCCGACCGGAAACTCACACTGCTGCCGATCGACTCAGTTCACGGTGGTGCTCGCATCAACCTCGATCCGATGAAGCTGATGGTCGAGTCCTGGTCTGGCACGAACCTGCTCGCTGAGCTGGCTGGCCAGCAGTACTTTATGCACGAAATCCCGCCCTACACACCGGAAACGTTGCTGCCGATCAAGGTGAGTGGCGCTCCCTCTGGCGGTGCTCGCGCCGAACTTCACCAACCACGTATGTGGTCCAAGCCTTGGGGGTTGCAGTGGCGGTAGCTGTTGATTTCGGCCTCTCCCTCGAGGAGCAGTGCCAGGCGATCTGGGACGCCACCGAAGTACGCCAGGTGGAGATGGATGCCATTCGAGCATCCGCTCCCCTGGTGCGTCTCTGGGATGGCGATTACAGACTCCATCACATCGTCCAGTCCGAAGACGAAGCCACCTTCGATGATCCGGACAACGACACCGGACCCGGCCAACTCGTCCTCGACTTCGATACACCAGCCGCGCAATGGATTCACGATATGCGCGGACGTATGGAGCGCGGCGAGAAGCGCAACGTCCATCTCTCGGTGGATTACTGCGGCGGTCGCTGGACCGGACGTATGACAGACGCCGAAGTCGAAACAGACGAGCGCGGTTATTCCAAGCTCATCGTCACGTTCAAGAGCGATTACGAAGAACTCAAGTGGTATCGCCTCTGGTCGAACCCTGTACTGCCAGCGGCCATTCAGGCCCCTCGCGTATTTATGCTGGGCGGACCCGCGATCTGGGTGCTCAAAACCGCACTATTCCTGAACGTCCTCCGCGAGCAAACCTCCCTGTGGTCCATCCCCGACGATCCGATGAAGCTGTCCAACTGGACCTCCGGCCTGGACATGTCGAACTGGACCGTCGCGATCAAGCCCACCAGCTTCATGGAAGACATGAATGCGGGCACCGTCTGGGCGCTGCTGCTCTCCCGCTGGAAGGACTGGCACTCCGCCTCCCAGATGATCCTCGAAGATGCCGAGTTGTCGGTTCAGTGGCGGCGCTGGTTCACAGGCGACCCTGCACCGTGGCCAGGGGCAAAGCTACGCCACGGTTGCCTCGTCATCGACATCGTTGACAAGTCCGGTGTCGAAGCTGGAACCGCCAACGGTGGAACCCTTTTCGGCGGACTTACCCGCGCAGTGCGTTCGTTCACAGACGACTTCACCGAGTCCATCGAACAGCCCCTGACCACGCTGCCAGCAGTCCCCGCCTATCGCACACCGGGAGTCCTCAACACCGATCCCCGCGTGCCGTACGTCTACTACTCGCCGAACTCCCCCGGCGTCACACAAGCCAGCTTCAAGCAGACACCTGCCACCGGCATTCAGATGACAACGGGTGGTCACTCGATGCCCGGTGTCAACGAAACCATCTCTGCTGGAATCCAAGCCGTCGGCGATATCCTCGGCAACCTGTTTCTTGTCGGGTCCATCGGCGGCTCGGTGGACACCATGCTCAAGCCGTTCTACGAAGACACGATCCTCGCGTGGATCGCCGTCAAACTGCTCGAACGAGCAAGAGCCTCCGGCGATTTCCGGTACTTCGAGTACTTCATCGAATCCAGCGGTAAGGCGTACACGATCAGCTCGCTCCTCGCGATCCGAGCCGGTGCGTTTGCCACTCGGACCTGGTTCTCCACCTCGGTCGAGATTCAGGACGGCGCTCCGTACCTCATCGGAGACCAAGGCAGAGGCCACTTTTGGAAGGGCGACCGCATCGTAGTTGCGGTCAAGGGAGACCTGAACCGGCGGATGCACGTCGATCGCGTATCCCGACTGACCTTGTCCTGGAGCCGCGGACAACGACCTGCCTACGCCATCTCGGTAGGCAACCCCATCGGTCAAGAAGACCCCATCGCACGCCTCGCTGCCCGCCTCGAGTACTTCAAGGCCGGAATGCAGGAACTAGGAGCATTCTGATGCAAGACAACGAATCTCCCACTCGGGAAAACTGCGACCTCGAGGATCCAGAGGAAATGTTCCTCTGGATGTTCGTCGCTCTTCCCGGCCTCAAGGGTGCACCGATGCTCTTGCCGACCGAGTACTACCGAGGAGTCTCGAAGCGTCTCCACGAACTCGGCGCACGTCTGGTCGAAGAACCCACGCTCAAGTACCAACCCCCGAGATCCGGTGATCCGCATTGGATCACCGGTATGGGCCAGTGGGTCACCTTGGACACGCCAGACCCCGTCGAACTCACTATGCGCACAGTCGTCCAGTCGCTGAGCCAAGCGGACCGAGCTGCGTTCGAGGCCGAACTCATCCGACAAGCAACGGAGGGCGAATGATGGCATGGACCGGAGATCCGACCTGGCTCGAAGACATCATTCGCGCCGAAGGTGTCAGTGTGTCGTCCTACAGCGGCGCACTCGACCGCGGTCACGGCGACTTCCGCGAAATCTGGGGCATCATCGACCACCACACTGGCGCACCGGTAGGCAGCAATCCAGGTCCCGGCGCGATTGCGAATCACCCATCACTGGGATTGGCATCGCAGATCCATCTCTCCCGCAGAGGTCACGCAACCATCTGCGGCGTCGGCATCGCCTGGCACGCGGGCAACGGCTCGTGGCCTGGTCTACCGAAGGACAACGCGAACCCGGTGACCATCGGCATCGAAGCCGAGAACAGCGGCACCGAAGGCTGGTCGAGCGAGCAGTACTGGGCTTACGTCCGCATCAACGCTGCCATTCTCCGCAGGCTCGGTCACAACTCCTCCCGAACCATCGGACACAAGGAATGGGCAGTTGTACAGGGAAAATTTGACCCCGGTGGGATGAACATGGACAAGTTCCGCTCGGACATCCAGGAGATCCTCGATCACCGAAATGAGCCGGCAGTTGTCCGCAACGAGATCGACCACACCCGCTCGTTCTCGGACTGGCTCGGTGCTCGCCTGCACGACGGAGAACGGATCTGTAAGGACACCATCGGTCGCTACGCAGACTTCGAGCACGGCTCGATCTACTGGCATCCAGACACCGGCTCACTTCCCATCCCCACCCACGTCTACGAGACATGGCAGACGGAACTTTGGGAGCAGGGATCTCTCGGCTATCCGACTCGCTACCACGTCGTCTACGACGGCCAGGGCGATCTGCAGGAGTTCCAGGGTGGCACGATCACCCGTCGCTACGGACAACCCGGCTACGTCGCACACGGCGTCATCGGAGATCGGTGGCGCATCGAAGGCGACGTACGCGGCACCCTCGGCTGGCCAACGTCGAACGAGTACGACTCGGACGGTGGTCGTCGCCAGGACTTCGAGGGTGGATCTCTTCTCTGGCACCCCTCTGGCGCTTTCAAACTCGTAGGAGCGCAGCAATGAACATCTACCTCCTCGATGTCGCCGAACGTGCCACCAAAACAGCTGCACAGTCTGCCGTCGGAATCATCGGGGCAGGAGGTTTCGGCGTCCTGGACGTGGACTGGACCGGAGTTGCATCGGCATCGGCGCTCGCTGCCGTCCTCTCCGTTCTGACCTCCATCGCCTCGAGCGGATTCGGTCGCGGAAACGGCACTGCCTCAACCATTTCAAGCATCACCACAACTCAGGGTCGGCACCGAGCGTAGCCCCCACTTCTCTAGGAGGGCACCTTGCTCACAAACACACTTCCGGACATCAGCGCAGCCTTCTCCGCCATCGCCGCATCGATCGCGGTCGTCATGGCAGCACGTTCGAAATCCCAGAAGCGCCGTATCGACGCACTCGAAGAGCGCGTGAACACCGTCGAAGAAACCAACGAGAGCCTCGTCAAGAAGAACACCTGGTACCAGCGGGCACTCATCTCCGCGATGGATTACATCTACCAGCTGCGTATGACCCTCTCCCTCAACGGTATCGAGACCCCTGAACCGCCAGCGGACCTCAACATGCATATGACCCACGAGGAGGACTGACATGAGCGGCACAATCCCCAACCAGTTAGTCCCCTCCGGTTCACTTTCAGGTCTGAGCGGCATCGCTGCCTACGCACGCAAGACCGGAGACGATTGGAAAGCCGAATACACCAACGGCGTTGCCACCAAGTTCAATCCCGCTGGTCTCGAGTGGCTCAAGAACCGTCAGAAGGTCTACGATCAAGGACAGTTGATCACCGGTTACGGCCAGCAGATCACCAACCTCGAAGGGGTGACACGAACAGGCGTCACCACACCAGCATGGGCATCTGCCGGTGGCCGCGATCTGATCACCTTCCCAGACACGATGATGCAGATCGTCACGACATCCACAGATACCGGGGCGTGGGACTCCAATATTCCGGCTTTCAACCAGGCTAAGACCAGCTCGCACGCGACCGGCGACTTCGCTTTTCTACGTGGAGGATTGGACCGACCGACCCCGCTGGAAGTCCTTCGCATCATCACCGGCTCTGACAGCGGTTTCTTCGGCATCGATGCGTGGTACCTAGGAATCTACGGATACGACAAGCCGAACAACCGGATGGTCAAGGTCTGGGACTCCGGCGACATCAAGGCGATCCTCTCGTCTCAACGTCGGCGGTACCACATCGCAACGGGCATGTCCTTGATGGCTGAACCCGATCAACTCTTCGCCGTCGGCACCCTACAGATTGCGCCTGGACTACTCCAGAGAACCCGCGGCCTCGGATGTATCTACCTCACGAACATCTCCGAAGAAGCTGGCACGACCCCACAGGCCCGACACGCCTGGATCAACGGACTCTACAGCCTGCCTACGAACATTCCCATGACCTCTTTCAACTGGGACAAGTCGAAACTGATGTGGGCAGCTTTGGGGGAATCCGCGACATGATGATCGACGGAAAACTCTGCATCACAGCAGAAGAAGTAGCCGAGTTCGCAGCCCCCGCCCTTGAGTTGTTCGGCCCGATTGCACCGCACCTGTGGCTACTCGAAGTCGCAACTGGCGAAACCACGGTCGTTCGCTCTGCTGATTACGAGAATCTCCCCGACGGCTGGGTGCTACTCATGACCGGACCTGAAACCGACTGGGTCGCGCAATGGAACGGCGACTGGCAGCGCGCCTGCGACGAACAGTTGAACCCCTTACTCGCCAGCGCTTTCACCGAAAACGAGGTTTCCTGATGCCAATGGGATGGATCCCCCAATTCGACACCATCGAACTCAACGAAGGCGATTGGCTCTTCGAACGCACCCGCGACGAAGGCCCCTTCCCTGCTGGCACCATTGCCGAAATCAAGTGGGCCAACGGCACCACTTGGGCAGGTGAGATCACCGCAGACCGAATTGCCTGGCGAATCGAATCGGCCATCGTCGCAACGATTCACGACCGAACCACCTTCACCGCCTGGGTCCGCTACCCGAACGGAAACACAGGCACCACAGACGACTACCCGTGGATCGTCGGCTATGCGCAGCGATCCCCCACAGAATCAGGATTCTGAGATGGCACTAATTTGCCCTGTCACCACCGCGAACTCCCTCGCAACCTACATCGGCTCTCTCGGCACATCGTTCTCACTCCACACCGGCAGCCCCGGCGCAACTGGTATATCGAACGAAGCGTCAGGAAGCGGATATGCCCGTCAGACCGGCACATTCGGCACCGCCACTCTCGGTATCGTCTCCACTGCCCAGATGGTCTTCCCCGTGGCCGCGAACACCTACACCCACATGTGCCGCTGGTCCGGGTCGTCGCTGATCGAGGTCATCGACAACCCTGACATCACCATCAGCCCATCCGGTGAGGCGAAGGTGACTCACAAGATCACCGTTCCGTACACCCTTCCGGCATAACCGTGAGGTTCCCGGCCCCGGACACGGGGCACGCCTCGTTCCCGGCGTCGGATGTCGGCACAACTCAATTTCCAGGTCCCGATAGGGCAACAGTGTCATTTCCACCGCCACCTGTACCGGTGATCTACATCGACACCAAGACGGACGTAAGCATCCTGTCGACCGGCGTTGTGATCGGCGTGCCGTGGAATGTGTTCGGCACCGTTGTGGAAATCGGTTCGATGGCGACGGTCCTAGCATCGATGGCGGTTGCGACGAACACGGTTGCCGACATCGCGTCGACTGCTATTCAGATCTTCGATGTTGTCACGTCAAACACCGTCGCGAGCATCTCGTCGTCGGCAGACGTGAAGCCCTCTGCCACAGTCATATCCGAGACCACGGTTCATATCGGCTCGGCTGCAACCATCGGCAGTCCTGTTGCGGTGGCTCTCATGCAGACGATCGTCGACATCAAGTCCGAGGTCGTATCCATACCGACCACCAGCTTTGTCGGCACCACGACAGTGGACATCACGTCCACATCGACGACAATCCCGGTGGGTGTCATCAAATCGAGCACATCAGTGGACATCACATCAGAAGGTGCGATCACTTCATTCGCCCCATCCGGAATGCTCAAATCCGGCTCGTTTGCGACCGCACCATCGTCCATCCCAGTTGTGGTCACGGGATGGTCCACAGACCCCGCATACCTCGGCAGCACCATCGTGAGCAATGGACTCGCTGCATCAGGCACCAAAACAGCCACAGTTTCAGCCAGCGCCGTGTTCGGGATTCGATATTTCAATATCGACTACAAAGCGGAACTCCGCAAAAATGGTGAGCTGATCCCGGGGACCACAGTCACGGTGAAGGGCGCGTCTTCCGGTGCCGCTCCAACACTTGTAATGCCTTCGACTGACGTGGATGTCGTTTCCGGAGATCAGATCACCCTACGGTCGAGTGCTACAGGATTCGCGAACTCTGTGGTCGAAGGTACCTACCTTCAAATCACTTGATAGTCAAGGCCCCACCTGAAATGGTGGGGCCTTGACGTGTTTCAAGAGCGGCGACTGGTCACCAATCGACAGCCCGGTAGAGAGTCCGCTTCGCAACAAACGCTGCCACCAAAAGAATCGCTCCGGGGATGGCCACCCACACACCTAACATCGAAACAGGCTCGCTGACACAGTAGTCGGCGGCGAATCCACCGGGGTAGCAAGTCTCTTCGACACTGTTCGCTGCGACCACGAGAATCACAATGCCGAGAACCAGGAGGATTGCGCCCGCTGCATACAGCGCGTTGATCGTGGCACGTTGATTGGTCGTCATGGTCAGACTCTCCCGCTCGAATTGACTGCATTCGCGAAACTGCGAGCCGCGCCTTCAGCTTTTGCCTTGGCTTCCAACAGAATTGACCGTCCGTCCGCGAACTCGACCGTGAGATAAATGTTGTTCGTCTTCTTCTTCGCCATCGCACCGATCAGTGTCCCGACTCCGAGCGTAATGACTGAGCCGACAACGACGCGAGTCGCAGTCGTTCGACGCTGAGTGCCGCCGATCTCGACGAATGCACGGGCACCACTCACTGGATACCTAATGCCTTGGTACGTCAATGATGCTTGGCGCAGCTGCACTCCGCCGAACTCTGCGAGAATGCCAGACACCTCACGGTGCGATTTCGATACGTCCGAAGTCGACGAATTCCTCGCTCCCGGCGGCATGGACCGGATGGTGGCCCGCTCCACTCGCGCCTGATCAGTATTCGTTGAGACCGCTTTCGGCGCTGGCGCACGCGGCACGACATACCCATTGCCAAAGTTCGTGATCGGGGTAGCTGTCTGCACCGCGGCATTGATCGCGGTAACGATCTGACCGATCTTGTCCTCGCCAGTGACGTAGTTCCAGTCCGCTGAACCATCTTTGTCGTGTCCGATCCGGCCACGCAGTAGCAGTCGCATCTCACCAGGCTTCGAGCTCGTGACCTCGCGCCAGGAGATACCCTCGATTGCGCCAACTGGCACAGTCCACGGCGATGCTGCGCGCTTCTTCTTCGACAGCCTCCTAGAGCGATGCTCGAAGGTGACAGTGCCCGCAACATCATCGAAGGTGACGGCAGATTCGGTGCCAGCGTAAGTCAGAACGGACATGCCTGTATCAAACCAGACCGTTCGGACGAAAAGACGCAAGTCTGGAAATTACGATCCTCGCTCAGCGTTCTGCATTTTCTCAAGTTCGATACTGCTGCCGCTCCAAAAAAATTCGACTCAGTCATGCGATTGGCTCGGCATTGAATGACACTGCGAGTGGAAAGGCCGGCAAAAGGGACGAAAGTCTACCCGACAGATGACAGTGACCCCCAACCTCGGGGGGAGGATTGGGGGCCAAACGCCGGAGTACGGGAACGACCCGTCCGGCGAGTAACAGCCGTAGGGACTGGCAGGCGCGGTGAATCTGCGCGCACAGATTCACCGCAGCAAGAGCTAGATGCCCACCCTCACATTCACCCAAAACCGTTGCACGACAAAGCCACCAACCTTTCGAGGCGAATTCAAGGGGCTTTTTGCGATTGATCGACGCATCAATAGTCCGCGTGTGTCAGGAACCCCTCGATCGGCTGCCTACACCGCTGACCGTCATTCCTTAGACGTTCCTTCAAGGCGCCCCTCTCTCAGAGGTCCACATGACTCCGGAGAACGAATCGTCAACACCGAATTCGAACGCTCAACACGACCGTTCACAAGTATCGTCTCACTCGCGTCCATCCATGCCAGCACTTCCGACAACGGGGTGCCCTTAATCCAAACTCGAAGTTCGCAATGTCGCCCACCACGCATCGTTTGGATGGTTGCATGAACAACGTCCCAATCAGGTTCCTTGCGGACTTCAATGATCGGACCGGTCAACGTCTCGAAAACGGGTTCCCGCACCCTTTTCATTAGTTTGGCGGTCGCCTTTAACGCCGAGGCCGCCTCCGCAGGTGCGCTAAGCGACTTCGGAAGATGAGAAGCAGCCTGTTGAGTCTCTGCCCACTCAAATCGGGCCTCGAATTCGGCAACAGCAGGCTCGGAGAGCAATCTACTCATTGCTTGGACGAATTCACGAGATGCTCCCGCACCAACCAATCCAGGTATATCACCCGCGCGCGGCAATCGATCGGGCGTCACGACCTGCTCCACCACAGCGCGCATAGACTCTGCGAAAGTCCTGGTAACCCGACGTTCTACCGTCTCAACGTACTTGGTTCGCCAATTGATACCTGATAGTTCCTCCTGCGACTGCTCACCGGCAGCACCTACCCGTACGTAAACGGGCACAACGTAGGACCCATGTTGCGTGTGCCCCATCCGCACATCGTCAATCACTTCGTCACCGGGCTTGGAGTAATTTCCGCCGATCTCGGTACGGGGTCCACGCGCTGTCGTCGCACACGACCGATACATAATCCGAGCAGACTCCAACATGACCACTCCAGCGGTGAGAGGAATGGAATCAGCAATCACATAATCGTTGGCCGCTCTGAGATAAGTAATGTCCACACCCCAGAGCAGAATTGACTGTTGCACCTGTTCGACGCCTCGACGTTCGACATGCGCAAGTCGTTCAATCACGCTCTTGAAATCAGCTGTGTCCCGGGCCAGCGCGTCAGGGACTCCGAGACGCGTTCCGGCATAGTCAGCTTCCTGAGCCTGCCAAAGTGTGCCTACAGGGCCGCGAGCTTCGCTCGTCCATCCTCGCGCCGTCAGGTACGACGCAACATTCTCGGCGATACGTGGGTCGATACTTACGGCAGTCATACCGTTCCCCCAAATCCACCGAGTAGGATGCCATGCCATTCGTCGAGAGTTTCACGAGTGACGCGCTGCGTACGTGGAACTAGAACAGACTTTCGAGTCGATGTCTTGTCGAACTGTACCCAATATGCGTGTGCATTGTGAACCGTCTGGCGTGGAGCATCAACGCGCCAATACCTCATGTCATTGGGCACCACGACCAACACGATGAAGACCGGAAGCATGGACTTGGACCATTTGCTGATCCACTCGTCGTCTAGGTCGATACGCTCCTCGTCGCCATCCATGTCCTTGACACTGCTGCACTTCAGTTGAACCTGAGCATGACTCTCAGGAAAGCAAACCGTCATATCGATCGCGTGCACATCCGAGTCCTGCTGGGTAGGCATCACTGTCAACCCTGCTTGCGCACACAAACCGTCCATAAAAGACAAGCTGTAGCGGGATTTGGCACCATTCTCATCGAGTCCCCACTTGGGTAACGCCCACGGCTTGATACTCACCGCTGACCAGGATTCCAGAAGCGATGCATGCGCCCCATGCGCAAAGCAATCCAATCCACGTTCGACACGATCCTTGTCCGCCACGTCCGAAGAACTTCTCACACTTCCGGACTATTCTTATTCTCATTCTTGAAGTCACGGAATCATCGCATGCCGCAAACCGCTCGCATCATCGGAACCGACTTTCGGTCGGAAGACCACAAGCCCTGCCCATCCTCACGGTTAGAGCGGGGCTTTCGTCGTTTCAGTGTTGGAGGTCGCCAGGTGAGCACAGCACGACTAGCACCCTCCTCATCCGGCGTAGGACTAACCTGCGTTGGCGATGTTGATAAGCGCCTGACTTCCGCCAGGCTGACCTTCTGTATCCGAGAACGCGAACTGGCTAGGCGCAGCTGCCACGGGGATTTCGTAGACGTACATCATGTGACTGTCGAATCCCGGCTGCAGGTTGTCGTTACATTCTGGGTTGCCCTGCACCTTGTACAAGCTGCCGATGGAATCGTATTGACGGTTGTCAGCAGTGATCAATTTGTTCCGGATCGGATATCCACAGGTAAGATCCATCGAGACTTTCCCGTTGTTGAGGACCGTCGTATCAACGATCACGAACTTGCCTCCAGACCGCGGGGCCTGCTCAGCGTATTCGCCACGACTTATGGAATTCTCCGGCTGCGCCGTGATCGACTGTGATTCCACCACGCTATTGATGGTGATAACCGCCCCGCCACTGGTAACCGGCTGCCCGCTCGTCGGCAACGCCGGAGCGGCAGCCCTTGCGGCGGTGGACGTGGAGGTCGCTCCGCCTGACGTCGACTTCGTAGTGGAGATGTACGTAACTCCACCGGTCGCAAATGAATTACCGTCCGGCTTTGCCACACAACTCACGTCATAACTGACCGCGGAGCCGGAATCAAGCGAGCCTGTCAACTTGGCCTTCACCGCGAACGCTCCGTCGTCCCCCTTACCGGTGACAACGTCCACGATCTCCACATCGCCAATAGGCCCAGCCTTGTCTTTGATCGCCGAAATACATGTCGACTCGGCCTTCGAATCATCACTTGCATCGTCCGCACTGCTGCACCCCGAGATCAGAACTGCGCTAACCCCAAGCAATGCCAGAATTGTCTTCTTCATGAGCAATAGGTACCAGACCTTACGGTCGGAACATGCTCTGGGTCACGCCGAGCGGCGACGACGCTGCCAATCCGTCACTACGACGAATAGATACCCTCCGAGCATCCCTGCCACCAGGAAGCTGAAATCGTGCGCCAGCGGCGGATAGAGGGCCTCCGCGAGCAGCATCACCCATGCCGCGAATATGAGGCCCAGCACCCTCGGATCGAAGGTAGTTTTCGAGGTTGGCATAGCGGCTAACTCCTGTACAGCGGTGGTGACATCAACGATGTTCACGATACGGCTGCGACACCTTGCGCACCAATAAAACTCGACACCACGAGCAACCCATTCTACCCATCGTTTATTCGACGAATATCACAGAGTTTTGACATCAACGCCCGTCAACTCGAATCAACGCAGATCATCAAAAACCATTACACACCTGGTCTTTTATTGAAACTTGACGCCCTCACGTCAACCCCCATCAACGGCCTGCAACGAATCTCTTGGTCGCAGGTTCGAATCCTGCCGGGGGCACCACAAGATTTGATTCACGGATAGTCACACTGCGTGGACGAGCGGCCACTGGGCAGAGCAGTCCGATACGGACCGAAACCTAGCCCACAAATTACGTGCCGTCCGCAGTAATCTGCCTCGCATGAAGAAGGCACTTCCGAAGACCCTGAAGTCACTCGCCCGGACCGTTGGAATCCTGGCACTCGCGATCGTCGTTGTATCCGTCGTCGAGCGGTTCACCGGCGCACACCAACCGACTACCGGTCCCGCCTCGTTGACCGGACCCGACCAATCGTTGTAGCCCTTCCCCTGCGACAAGGTCGTCTCACGAAGTTCTACGACAACGAGCCGGTAGCCAAGAATCCACCACTGCCAACTGAGTCGCATGCAACACGCTAAGCAGAGCCGCCGCACAGTGTCACAGAATCTCTGAGCTCTGGAGCCCAGGGTGTAACAGCCGCCGGGGCAGTCGAACCTTGCGGGCAGCCGTGGGTGTAGCACCATTGACACAAGCTGCGTCAGAATGGTTGCGCGAGAACTCGATTCGAAGGTCCGATTTCGCGAAGTGTCCAGAGAGCTGCGAAAAGTACTTGCTGTGGGACCTCGCGGCTACTCGGTGCGGTTGCTCGGATGTGGCGACTTCGCACCGATCGAACCGGCCACATCCGCCGTCAGCGACTACGCAACGACCGTCACCATTTGACTCCGGGCATCGAAAGCGCTTGAAAAGTAAGCCATTTCATCGTGCCGAGGTGCGCGAGAACGACCTGAACTTGCGAGGTCTCGAGATCTTCGAAGAAACCTCCGACGTGGCATTTTCCGAGATCCATACACATCCCAGGTAGTGCATCATCCGTGCGCACACGAGCGTCGCCAAAAGTCGCTGCGGCGCGTGATCAGCTGGACTGACGTAACCGTACCGAAGGCTTTCTACGAAAAGCTGGGCGATTCTTTGTCTCGAAATGCCATGTCGGCCGCCGAAGCATTATCGACGGTTAACTCAGGCCGGAATCCAATCTGCTAAGAAAAACGAATCTAATGTGACCCCCATCTCTGGATCCTTTCAGAACAGGGGTTTCTATGACCCTCGACTGAATTCACCCCCTAATTCACCCTCCTCCTATACGCAGAAAAATGATTTGCATTTATGTCGAGCGTGTGCGCACAGAAAATTCGCTCCACACCTTGTCATTCCGACAGCAAATAAGGGGCAGTGAACTGCATAAAGGCTCATTCCGTACAGCAGCGTCGACTCGGCTCGGCCGCTCACCGATTGTCGGCAAGGTCCAAGACAGGCATGCAACTGATCGTCGAGATCGAATTGTGATGAACCAGCCAGTTAACTTGACAGAAATCAACGGAGGATACATATAGCCAGGTAATCGGAGTTTTTCTTGCATGGACGGACGTCCATGGCGTGTCCAGCTATGCGATTTGCCCGTGTTAGATTCCTGATTGCGCATCGCCCGGTTTGCGCCTTCTGCGTTGTTTGCGCGGAATTTGCATCTTCTCGCGAACGGCCCCGCGCAAATTTCTTCACGTTGTGCCAGAGAAAGGAATTTCATGAAAACCGTCACGGCAGCAAAGCACGCAGCACGAAGACTCCCCCTCGGAGCCATCGCACTGTTGCTATTGCTATCCGGGATGGTGCTCATGCCCGAACTGCAATGAATCGCGCAGGAAAAAACCTCAGCCGCGGCCTTTAGAGCCCCGTAAGTCGTCGCGTTAGGGAATGCCGGCGGTCGAATTCAGTTGGAATTTCCCGGCCCCACCCGCAGTGGGTCGTCAGTCTGCCTTTGCGCCAGCCGAGGCCCGATTACCAACTGTTCGGCTCCGCAGTAGGTCACCTGTAAATCACCAACGCTCGCCTCCAGGCCCTATGAGGACAGAGCTGCTCCAAGGTCCCGTTTCGCTATTCGCCGGCCCCGGAAACGGGGCCTAAATCATGTGTTCTGAACGAAAGGTGTTCGTCATGCGTAACCGTGCCTTCCCGCGTCGTGCCGGGGAGGGGGTGGTGTCTCGGTGGGCGGCGTTGGGGATGATTGTTGCGGTCCTGGCGCTGGTCATATCGTCGTTCTCATTCGTCCAAGTTGCCTCGGCAGATGACATCGGGACCTCGACCACCACAGTTCCGACCACAACAGTTCCGACCACCACGAAGCCGCCCGCGACTACGACGGAGGCGCCACTGAAAACGACGGCGCCGCCTACTTCCACGTCGGAGTCACCCACTTCTGCGAAACCGCCGATCACATCCACGGCGCCCCCGTCTACGACTTCTGTGGCGGCGCAGCGACTGGCCGCACGCGGAGTCAATCCCGGCATCGATGTGAAAATCACCGACGTCCAGGTCGAGGGAAAGAACGACCAGCAGATTACGGTCGGGGACTCCGTCACCGTGAAGGGCACTTGGGACGCGTCAAGCGCGAGTCCGCAGCCGGGCGACCAGTTCACCATTGAATTCCCTGGCGAGCTGAAGCTTCAGTCCAACCCGACGATCGCGCTGGAGGGCGACGATGGGACGGTTTGGGGCACATGCGATCTGGCTGCTTCCACCAATCTCATGACCTGCGTGCTCTCCGACGCTGTGGCGGATCGGCCGGACGAGGTGAAAGGCGATTTCTTCGTCTACACGAAGGCAGTCGAGTACACCACGTCAGAGACTGTGGATTTCACGATCAACAACAAGGTCACGCCGGTCGACCTGCCCGGCACGGGCGGCATCACCGACGGCCGCGTAATCGGCGAGTCGACGAAATCCGGCAAACTCCAGGACAACAAGCAGTCAGTGCGGTGGACCATCGACATCCCCGGCGCCGATCTGGCCAAGTTGGACGCAGGCAACACCGGTTCGGTGACCCTGAGCGACGAGCTCTCCGACAACATGAAGGTGTGTGCGGGCAGCCTGCTCAACGCGAAGCTGTGGTCCGGTCGCCCGGGCGATCTCAAAGAGACCCCCGGCGGCGTCACCGTCACTCAACCCGACGCGGGTGATCAGGTCACCATCAACATCAACAACGGCGCGCCCTTCGAGGGCAACAAGCTCTACCGCATCGAGTACACCTCATGCACGACCAGCGGCGTGGTGGATCTCAAGGGGACTCAGTACACCAACTCCGTGACGATCGGTGACAACACGGTGGCTTCGGATGGCGTGGGACAGGACTATGCGCCGCAGACCGAGCCCTGGAAGGGTGGCTACCTCGACGGCGGTAAGCGCAATATGGAAGCCGTCTGGACGATTGTGGTTCCGGGCACCGACATTGCCGCCAACAACCACAAGATCGACATCACCGACACCTTCGGCGGCCCCCATGCGGTCTGTGCCTCGGGCGTGCAGGTAGTCATCGAGAAGTCTGACTACCTCCCAGGGCGGGAGAACGAACCCAACTACCGCACTCCTGCCGCAGGATTCACCATTGCTCCCATCGGCGCAGTAGCCGGCGCGAGTACCTTCACCGCGGCGATCACTGTGGATAACCCGGACACGTTCAACGAAGAGCAGTATTACTACGTCACGTACCGGACCTGCCTGACCACCACCGAGGTGCCAGACTCCGAGGACCATCTCACCAACTCGGCGGTCGTCAACAAGACGTCGATCACGGGAAAGACTGAGGGGCCTGGGTTCACGAGCGGCAAGAACGGCGCGATCAACACCACGTCGCAGACTGTCGGCGGCGTGGAGCAGCCGGCAGGCACCACCCTCAATTGGACCGTGGAAATCTCCGGACACGATCTGGAGGGCCTTACGGAACCGGCGGTCATCACCGACAGGTTCTCACCGAACATGACGGTGTGTGAAATCGGCGGCGATCTCAAGAACAACCTCAATCTCAAGGTCGTCGCGCACGACTTCTTCGACGGCAACAAGAAACGCGATATCACCGATGCCACCTCGGTGGCGCGCGCCGACGGCGGTTTCGATCTCACTCTCCCGCGTGACGCGGACGGTTACAGCCGTCAGACGAAGTACCTCGTCAGCTACACCCTGTGCACCAGCAGCGGCGGACTCGACCAGCGCGACACGGAATACGCCAACACCCTCACCTATGCCGGCAAGCAGACGCTGTCGCAGAGCGTCAAGCAGGAATGGGGCGGCGGCGGTACCGGCCAAGGTGTGTCACGGGGCTCGTTCTCGCTTCTGAAGGAGATCGCTCCCTTCTCCGAGAAATTCCCGCAAGACACCGAGTTCACCGTGAAAGTCGAGGAGTTCGCCCCCGGGCAAAACCCAGCGACCGACGCCCCGGTGAGCTCCTACGAGATCAAGGTGAAGGCTGACGGGACACCGGTCAGTGGGATCAACCCCCGCGGAACCGGCTGGCAGATCCGACTGTCCGAGATCAACCTCCCCACCGTTGACGGTGTGTATTTCGAGAGAGGGACGTTCCGCCAGTCAGAGGGTGTGACGCTCAACGGGGACCGCACCGAGGCGCTGGTGACCATCACGCCGAAGAGCAATGTCGGTGTCACACTGCTCAACAAAGCGAGTCTGGGATCGGCGCGGATCACCAAGTCCGTCATCGGTGACGGAGCGCGCACGGGACTCGAGGCCTTCGTCGTCAACGCAGAGATCGCCTTTGGTGACGACGCCGCCGGCAACGAGTTGCGTCACTTCACTCTGAAGGACGTTCAGCACTACGACCTGGGCAAATTGCCCATCGGAGCGAAAGTCACCTTCACCGAGGTCCAACCGATGAACACCGACCTCGTGACCTGGTCGGAGCCGGTGATCAACCCGAAAATGCTCACCATCGGCACCGATGCGTCGGCGAACACGGTCTCCGTCACCAACGAGGCCAAGATCACGCAAGGCACCTTCGAAGTGAGCAAGAAACTCACGGGCCCGAAGGCGTTCGACAAGGCCGTACCGGCGAGCTTCGACGTGATTGCCACCTGGCTCGATACGGACGACAAACCGCAGAGCAAGACACTGTCTCTTCCGTCCGACGGCACCGCGGTTCCGTTCGGCGAGAACCTGCCCGGCGGCACCGAAGTCACACTGACAGAGCTGGTTCCGGCAAACGGTGACGGTCTCGCATATGGCGTGCCCGCATACTCCGGGAATGTCAGGATCAATCCGGACAACGCAGCCGTGGTGACCATCGGCAAGGATCTGCGCAAGATCGAGGTGTCGAACTTCGTCGACGTCAACGACGGCACTCTGCGCATCGCAAAGCAGGTCGGCGGTGAGGCCGCCGAGGCCATCGGCGACGACGTGGAGTTCACGGTCGAGGCGCGTTGGCGCGACGGTGTGGAGTACCGCACCCAGGTGCTGAGCGTCAAGCAGGGACAGACCACACCACTCGGCGTCGACCTCCCCGTCGGCACCGAGGTGACCTTCACCGAGACCGGCCGTCCCGATGTCGACGGAGTCGAGTGGGGCACCATCTCCTGGGGAACCAGCCCGGAAGGCGAATCGTGGCTGCATTCGAACCGCGACGGCACCGCGACGGGCATAGTCTCCGACGACCCGACCGACGGTCGACTGATCACGCTGTCGAACGAGGCGCTATGGAAATTCGGATCGGTCGAATTCACGAAGTTCATCCTCGACGCTGACGGCAACCCCGTCCGCGCCCCCGAGGCCGACCTGCCTGACAGCACGAAGTTCGAAGTCCGTATCGACGGAATCGATCCGGCGCTCCCCGCCGGAACCGATTTCCCGGCAGTGGGCCAGACCATCACCCTCGATGCCGGAAACGACTGGAGCTGGACGTCCGACGAGGTTGTGCCGCGGAACACCGTGATCACCTTCTCCGAGGTCGACCCCAAGCCCCTGGACGGTATCGACTGGGCGCGGCCGTATTACTACGTGTCCGCGGATGCCGGTGACGCCGAATACCGCGACACCGTCAAGGCGGTAGCCGGTGAGAAGGCTGTGGTGGAGATCCACAACCGCCCGATCCCGACCACCGAGGTGGATATCGACAAGATCGTGACCGGCCCCAAGGGCGGCCAGGTGGCCAAGGACGGATCCACGATCTTCCAGGTCACGGCTACGTGGACGGACATCGACAATGAGGCGCGGTCTTGTGTTCTCGATGTCAGACCGGGCGCTTCGGTCACTCCGACCGCCCAGTGCGACGCAGCCGTCATCGACGGCCGGGTCCAGTTCCCGCTGAACACCGACATCACTTTCACAGAAACCGGTGCTCACACTGACGTCACCAACGTCAAGTGGGGTGAAGTGATCTGGGGCGTCAAGGAAGGCAAGGCGGACGTCTCGAAGATCGACGGCGAACCGACCGCAACTTCCGTCAAGCTCACCGGCGAAGCAAACAAGTCGGTGGTCCTGGGACTCGAGAACAAAACCAGCAGCAATGGGCTGATCATCATCCCGATCCCGCTGCCGCCGTGGGAAATCCCGACGTGGCCGGGCTCTGAGGTGCCCGGAGGACCAGGCACCGACGTGTCGACTCCCGGCAACAACACTCCCGGCAATAACGGTGGTGGACACAACGGTGCTCCGGGCACGCCTGCTCCAGGAAATCCTGCTCAGGCCAAACCGGACCAGTCATCGTCCCTGCCGGTAACCGGCGCGAACGTCATCTGGCTCGCCGGTCTGGCGCTGGCGCTGATCGGCGGTGGCGCATGGCTCACCCTGCGTAACCGCAAGCGTGCACCCGGCCAGGAGTAA